GCGGTCGGTCGGCCGAAAAGCCGGTCGGTCACCGTCGACGGGTTGGTGCCCGCCGACCTTAAGCTCACGATCTTCGGTCCCGCGTCGTCCCCGCGCATCACCGTGACGCAGGGGGACTTCATCAACGTGTACTCCGCCGACGTGGAGGTGCCGGGCGGGTCCAGGCTCGTCATCGACGGCTCGAGCTTCCCCAAGACGATCAAGCTCGTCGGCATGTACGGTGAGACCGAGGACCGCTTCGCCGACGGAATGCGCGGAGAGGGCGCCGGAAGCGGTTCCTACTGCTTCGAGCAGCTTCGGCCCGGCACGTCCTCTGTCTCGTGGGACGGCTCGTTCGGCTTCACCATGACCCATTATCTCGAGGAGGGGGAGCCGCCTTGGAGCTCATAGTCGCGGACAGCTCCGGCAAAACCCTCTTTCCGATCTCGGACTTCGAGCTCGACATGGATTCTGGCTGGGGCGACGGCGTCGATAACACCTTCGACCTCGTGGTTCGCGACCCCTCGGTGCCGCTGCCCGGCGCCGCCTGGCGTTTCTTCGCCGACGGCCTGGAGATCGGCGGGCGCGTCGAGGGATTTGAGCTCAAGACGGGCCGCACGTCGTCCGAGCTGCATTGGACAGGGTCGACCTGGACTGGAGTGCTCGAGAAGCGCCTTCTGTGGCCCGATCCGGGCCAGGACTACCTTGTCCTCTCTGGGGACGCAAACGCTGTGCTGCGGTCCGCGGTTAAACGGCTCGACATCGGCTCCCTCTTCACGGTTCCCGATGCCGACGCCGGGGTGAGCGTAAGCTACCGATGCAGCAGGGACGTGCCCGACGCCTGGACCAACCTTAGGCTGGCGATGCGCTCCGCAGGCCTTCGCCTCGATGCGAGGTGGGTGGGCGGATCGTGCAGGCTCCAGGCGGTGAAGGTGACAGACTGGCGCGGCAGGGTCGACTCCGATCTCGTAAACTTCGACCTCAAGAGCGACCTGCTCGTCACCAATCACCTCAAGGCTGCCGGCAAGGGCGAACTTGCGGCCAGAGATGTCGTGGACGTCTACGCCGACCGGGAAGGCAGCGTGGGCACCGTGAAGGCGATGACCGGCGTCTTCGAGCTCGAGGAGTACTACGACGCCAACAACACCGAGGGCGACGATCTCCGCGACCAGGCATCCAGCCGACTCGAGGACAAGCAGTCCGAGGGCAGCGTGACCGTGACGGTCAACGAGGGCGTCGAGTTCGGCCTCGGCGATATCGTTGAGGCCAGGCACTATTCGCCAAACGTGACGGTCTCGGTCGAGATCAGCAGCAAGATCGTAAAGGCCGCGGGGTCGGGCTACAGCGCCACGTATGGCGCATCGCCTGGTGCGGTGGGGAGATAGGAGACTGCTATGAAGCAGATAGAGCTCATCGGCCCGCCCCTATACCAATGGGATACGGGTCGGCGCGTTCACATCGCGTTGCAGGGGGTGACGGAGGCACATTTCGCCGTCGCCGGATCGGAGCGCGCATTGGTCGTCCCGGTCGTGGGCGGCGAGGCCGTGGTGCCCTCGCTCCTGCTTACTGCGGGTGTTGACATGGCTGTTTGGGCGAGCGATGGGCGCGACACGCACGCGCGCGCCGTGCTCAAGGTGCGCCCGAGGGCCAAGCCGGACGGCTACATCTACACCGATGACGAGGTCAAGACCTGGGCTGATGTCGAAGATTGGGTTCGAGAGCAACTGAAGTCCGCAGGCGAGCCCGGCACGAAGTGGTATGTCGGGGGCGGCACCCCCGCCATAGGTGGCCGCGTCGGGGACCTCTACCTCGACAGTGAGACCGGCACCTATTATCGCTACGGCGAGATTGGAGATACAAATGGCTAACGCATGGAACCAGGTCGGCACGCTCATGGGCCCGCAGGGGCCGAGGGGCGCGACCGGCGCGACGGGCGCCAAGGGCGGCAGCGTCAGGGTTGCGAACATCGACGTGAAGAGCAACAGCGACGTTGCCTTCTCCGCGCTCAAGCCTGCCGATGGCGTACAGGTCGGCGACGTGGTCATCGACGCCAACGGCGACGTGTACGCCATCGCGTCCGTGGACTCGGCGGGCAGCACCGCGCACGTCGGCGAAGCCGTCGAGGGCGTAAGCGTCAAGGGCCCGCAGGGCGCCAAGGGCGACGCAGGCGAGAAGGGCGCCGACGGCACGTCCATCACCGTCAAGGGCGCCGTCGCCAACAAGAACGCCCTGCCTGTAGATGCGGCGGTCGGCGACACCTACGTCACGAGCGATAACGGCCACATGTGGGTCAAGACGTCGATGTCCGGCGACGCCCAGTGGACAGACCTCGGCGAGATGAAGGGCCCTAAGGGAGACAGGGGCGAGAAGGGCGCCACGGGGGACAGGGGCGAGAAGGGCGCCACGGGCGCGCAGGGCCCGGCTGGTCCCGGCATTACCTTCGGCCAGGGTGCTCCTACGTCCGCCTCGCAGGAGGGCGCGGTCTACATCGACACCGCCGACGGCTTCAAGGTCTACCAGTACGGCCAGACGGCCTAGCGAAAGGAGCTCATCATGGCATGGACTAACATCGGATCGCTGAAGGGTCCCAAAGGCGATAAGGGCGATACCGGCGCCAGGGGAGCGCAAGGGGATCAGGGGCCGCAAGGGAAGACCGGCCCGATCGGGCCGACTGGACCGACTGGGCCCAAGGGCGAAACCGGCGCAAAGGGGCCGCAAGGTATTCAGGGCCCAAGGGGCGAGACCGGCGCTAAGGGCGCCGACGGCACTTCCGTGACCGCTGGGACCGGCGCACCGACAGGTACTGCCGTGGTCGGTTCGGTCTACATCGACGCGAGCACGGGCAACCTGTACGCCTACAAGGCCTAGCGGGGAGACGGCGAAATGGCCTGGATTAAGTTGGGCAACCTAAGGGGGCCTGCCGGGGAGACGGGACCGCAGGGTCCTGCAGCCTCGACCGCCCAGACGTTCCTCGCTGCACACCCTGTGGGCTCCCTCTATATGGAAAGCAAGGGCAAAAACCCCGGTGCCACCTATGGGGGGACGTGGGCCATGCGGGACAGCCAGAACGGCTTTATATGGGAAAGGACGGCTTAAATGGAGATTGTGACCGGCAAGGCGGGCGTGCCACACGTCAGCTCGGCCGACGACGGGCGCCGCATTGCGGGCGAAGTCGGCACTGGCAGCTATGTGCTGCAGACGGGCGGCAAACTGGCCCCATCTCTCGTCGACGCGAACACCGTCCGTATCGCGACCGGCGACATGATCGTGCAGGGTCGCCATATCGGTGTCACCGCGCCCGAGGACGTCAAGGTGGCGAGCGGCTCGCAGGGCAAGAAGCGCATGGACTACATTTGCGTCCATTACACCCGCGATGTGAGCGGGTCCAGCCCGACCCTTGTCGAGAAGGTTGAGTGGAAGGTTCTCCGGGGAACCCCCGGCTCGAGCGCCGCCGCGCCGTCGGTGCCGAAAGGCTCCATCCTGGACGGTGACGCCGACGTGACGGTCCCTGTCTGCTCGGTGACATTCGACGGACTGACAACGGGTCAGCCGAAGCTTCTTATTCCGACTCTTACCCCGCTCGCGACCCTCGGGGATTCTGTATCCCGCACGATTTACGGCTCGAAAATAATATCTACAAAGTCAGACAACCCGACACCGCTTATTTTCACCGCCGACGAATACATGCAGCTCGTCGGCCACAAGTACAACGCAATGACCGACCACGTTTCCTTTGCGAACGGAGATTGGAGCACCCAAGAGACACGAGTTGCCTCCGCTATTTTCGGCGGCGGCAACATCTACGTCGGCCTTGTCAATTCTCCGAGAAATGGCCGTATGCGCATCGACTACGCCATTACGACGATGGCTTAGCATCCCGTATGCCACCGTTAAGAATCTCGAAATCGTCAACAGGGGCACGTGGAAAGACCTCAAACTGAGTATCACTGTGCTGTACAGGAAGAGCATCGCCTAGACACTCGGAATTTCGTAGTACCAGACGTCGACGGTTACTACTGTGTTGGCGAGGGCGGCGTATGTGCTTGTGTCCCTAATGATGTGCGCTCCGAGCAATTTGTTAGCAGGGGACTGATAGTAGGGAATCGCCACGATGTCATTAACTGCAATGGCACATAGTACGACATATTTGCCGTACGTGAGGCCCTCAAAATTCATGTTTCCGTTCGCCGATGTGCGCTGTGTAAAACGCTTGTGCTGAATCCATGAGCCAGGTTGGGATACAGAATGCTAGAGCAGCCCGTAGACAGCCCACTGTGTCTCGCTCACGCGATTCGTGCCGTTGGTGTAGGCATCACGCCCGGTGAATGTTGTCAACGACATGCGGCAGTCATAGTTAGAGTGGAGGCCACTTGCCCGGTACCCGCCAGTCAGGTGAACTGTCTCCACATGGTCTGAGAGGGCCGCCACCGGGACTGTCGCCGTCGTGATGCCGGCGTAATTGTTTTTAGCCAAAACGACAAGCAGGCTCGCTCCGCTTACGTCGATAGCCGCGGTCGCTGCGCCACTCGTGGTTGCCAGAAGCTTTGGGGATACAGAATCCTAGCTCCCGAGTATCAGCCGCTCAACCACTTTCTGCGCATCCTTGCAGATGCGCGGCCTCGGCACGATGTAGTGCTCGTATGCCGTGCCGATATCGGTGTGCCCCAGCATCATGGCCACAGTCTCGATACCCACGCCTGCCTCCACGGCGAGCGTCGCCCACGTGTGGCGGCATTCCGTCATCGAGGTCCAGGCGGCCCCGGCTTGGCGACATGCGGATTTGATGTGCCGCGCGATGGCGTCGGGCGACAGATCGCACAGCCAGCCCGAGCGGCCCTTTCGCAGCGCGCGCAGGCGTTTGACCGCAAAGCGGGGGAGCCAGCAGGACCGCGCGGAGCGCTCGGTCTTCGGCGCCTCGACGACCTCATTGCCGCGCACGACTTGCCTCGAACGGCGGATGCGGACCTCGCCGGTGCGCAGGTCGATGTCCGACCACTTGAGGCCGCACGCCTCGCCGCGCCGCAGCCCGAGGGTCACCGAGCAGATCGCGACCGCCTCGCACTCGTGTCCCCACAGCGCGCGGAGGTAGGCGCGGACCTGGCTCGCCTCCATCGTGCGTGGTCGGTGCGCCGGCTTGTGCGGTAGCTCGACACCGGCGGCAGTTGGGTCGTACATCCGCACGCCGAGACGGCGGATGGCCCAGCGGATAACCTGCCGCAGGGTCTTGTATGCCTTTTCGGCGGCCCCCGGCAGCTCAAACGAATCGATCCAGCCCTGTACGCCCTCGGGCGTTATCTCCTCGAGTTCCCGGCCGCCCCAGCGAGGCAGGACGTGCAGCGCTAGCGCGCTCTCGTATCCGGCCAGGGTGCAGGCGCGCAGCCTGCCGCGCTTGTCGTCCATGTACCTCGAGGCGGCCTCTGCAACTTTCATCATGGTCTCCAATCCCTTAAATCCCAGACGCGTGGGCTCTCAAGGAGAGGATACGCGCGTGGGATTTCTGCCACGAGAGGTCGAGAGAAAGGAGTCTAAATGGCATTGATCGGGACCCTTGTCGGGCCCGCGGTGCGCCTGGCGACAGACGGGAGGGGTCTCCCGATTCTCGCGTCTGATGAGCCTGAGGCCCCCGAGGGTTTCAAGGCGGACATGGCGTATGAGCAGCGGGGCGGTTCCATCTACCAAGTATGGAGTGTCGTGCCGGACGGGGTACGCGATGACGCGGTGCGGCTTGCCACCATGTCCGCCGAGACTCTCGGTGACGAGGACGCGCTGAAGGTACCCCAGCTCATCCGACCGTGGTATGTGGGTGAGGCCTCGTATGCCGCCGGCGTGCGCGTGGCATATGGAAGCAGCCTGTACAAGTGCCTGCAGACGCATGCACCCCGTATCGGATCTGAGCCCGATGCGGCCCTGGAGCTTTGGGAAAGAATCAACCATTAAGGAGAAAAATGTTTTACGGACAATTTGTATCTGGATCTGTCTACCTGACCACGGACGGCTCCGGTCTGCCGATTCGCGAGGCGGCGGAACCCAACCCCGGCGCCGGTTACCACACGGTGCTCTCCTATGAGCAGCATGACGGCGCCATCTGGCAGGTGTGGACTCTCGTCCCCGATGAGGGCACGCCGCAGGACGCGGCCCTCATGCTCGCCCAGATCCAGGCGGCCGCCCTCTCCGACGATGATGCGTTGAAGGTTCCGGCGCTCTATCCGCTCTACGCATGCGGTCACGTCTATGCGCAAGGAGACCGCGTGCTCTGGCAGGGCGCGCTCTACAAGGCTATTTCCGGCCACACGGCGACTGCGGCGGATCCCGCTTCCGACCCCCAGCACTGGGCGAAGGTCGTGGCGTCAACGGCCGGTGGCGAGAGCGTTCCCGAGTGGGTCAGCGGCAAGTCCTACGCCAAGGGCGACCGCGTCACCAAGTACGGCCAGGTCTACGAGTCGCTGATGGACGGCAACACCATCGAGCCGGGTACGTTCGGCAGCGAGTCTGCATGGAAGCAGCTGACGGCCTAGTGGGGGCATGCGAATGGAAGAACTAGCCAGCGCGGCCGTCCAGTGGGCCGTGCCGGTTGTCCTCGCGGCCCTCGCGGGTGCGCTCATGCGCCTGTACCGGCTCATGGACGCGATGCAGGAGGGCACTCGGACGATGTTGCGTAGCCGCCTCGTGGACCTCCATGAGCGCTACGTGGTCAGCGGCAAGGGTTGCTCCGACTGGGTCAAGCAGGAGGCCTCGCAGGTCTACGGGGCCTACCACGGCATGGGCGGAAATGGCACCGGCACCCACTACTACCAGGAAATCGTCAACGCCCCCATCAGGGGAGAATCGGAGGACTAGCATCATGGAGAAGTACGAGGAATGGGCAATCGCGGCCCTCACCCGCGCCGTCAAGACGGCTGCTCAGACGGCGGTGGCGCTCATCGGTACCGGGAGCGTCGGATTCACGGACCTCGACTGGGTGCAGGTCGCGAGCGTGGCGGGCGTCGCCGCCGTCGTGTCGCTGCTAACCAGTGTCGCGACCGACCTGCCAGAGGTTGGCGGCGCGCAGCCGGGACCGTCTCACGATGGCGGCGAGGAATAGCGTGGCCAAGCTGTTCGTCATCTGCGGGCACGGCGCCGGCGACCCCGGCTGCTGCGCCGGCGGGTACACCGAGGCCGAGCGCGTGCGTGCGCTCGGCAGGCGCATCAAGGAGCTTGGCGGCGATCAGGTGGTGCTTTGCGACACTTCGCGCAACTGGTATGCGGACGGCGGGCTGAACAGCCTCAAGGCTGACGGTCCCGTCGTTGAGCTGCATATGGATGCTAGCGGCCTCAAGACACCTCACGGTGCCCATGTGATCATCAGCTCGAAGTTCAGCCCGGACTCCTACGACAAGACGCTGGCGGACAATTTGTCAGCATTTATGCCGGGACGGGCGCAGAAGCTCGTCAAGCATTCCGACCTCGCCAACGTCAACAGGGCTGCCGCGCGCGGCATCAACTACCGCCTCGCCGAGAACGGCTTCATCGACAACGGCGGCGATTTGCAGAAGTTCAATGAATACCTCGATGACCTGGCCCGAATCTACCTCGAGAGTTTCGGAATCAAGGTATCGAATTCCGCACCCGTTCAGCAGGCTCCCGCGAAGCAGCCGACCCAGCAGGCGACTGAGACCGAGAGCTTCGGAGGCCGCTACCGCTGCACCGTCTTCAAGCTCAACGTGCGCTCGGCGCCGTCCCTCTCCGGGTCCGTGGTGGCCTCCTACAGCAGGGGGCAGACTGTCGTGCTCGACGACTGGTATAAGTCCGCGGACGGCTTTATCTGGGGACGCTACACCGGCGGCAGCGGGAAGATCCGCTATGTTGCCGTGGGACGCGCCACTGGCAAGCCCGAGGCCGACGACTACCTCGTCAGGGAGTGACATGAAACCGAGAGAGAAGATGCTCAGCCTCGCCTATGCGATCGCGTGCCTCATCGCAATGTCTGCGCTCATCATCATCGTCTGCTCAGCCTTGGCGCCCAAGAATGCCCAGGCGGCATCTGACATGACTGTCATGGACCAGTCGGAAGGCCCCCTGTACGATCTGCCTGGTGGAGTCAATTCGTACATCGCGACCGAGCGCTCGACGAATCGAGCCTACATCGTGGTCGAGAGCGACCGCGGCATCGCGATCACGCCGTACCTCGACGAGGACGGCGACCAGGTAGTTATCGCCAGGCCATAAGGACAGGCCCCTCCCCGGTAGTCCCGGGGAGGGGGCTCTTTGTGTTAATAAATGGGGATATTTCGGGCGCACGCCCGCGTGGCTTTCATATCCCCAAATTATCCCAAGTGCGCGTGCTAACCCGTTTTTACGCGCTTCTGCCGTTGTTGTCGTACTTAAACCAGCAGGTAAACGGCGTGTTCGTTTTTGTCGTTCCTACAGGTCAGTACTGCCACATGTGATTGACGAGGCCGGAGCCTCTGCCCATGTCAAAGCCGGCGGCCAGAGCGCCCGTTAGGTAGGCCTTGCCGGCGTTGACGGCATCGGCAAGATCCATGCCCTGGGCCAGCGCGCAGGCGATGGCGGACGAAAGCGTACAGCCGGTGCCGTGCGTGTTATTGGTGTCGATACGCTTGTGACGGAACCACGTGGTGAGCGGATCGCCCAGATGGTTGCCCTCGTCATCGAGCGGCGCGGGCTCTGCTAGCACATCGTTGGCTTCGTTGACAAAATGCCCGCCCTTAACGAGGGACGCGCAGCCAAAGCGGCGGGTGAGGAGCATGGCGGCATTTTGCTGCGTGCGCTCGGAATCGACCTCGTAATCGAGCAGTGCCATGGCCTCGGGAATATTGGGCGTGATGACGGTCGCCAGTGGGAACAGGCGACGGGTAAGCGCTTCGGCGGCGTCCTCTGCGATCAGGCGAGCGCCCGAGGTGGCGACCATGACGGGGTCGACGACGATATTTTGTGCGTCCCAGGCACTCAGGCGGTCGGCGATAACCTCGATAATCTCGGCAGAGGAGACCATGCCGATCTTGACGGCGCTGGGTCGAATATCGTCAAAAACGGCATCGATCTGCGCCGCGACAATGTCCGGGGAGATATTCTGCACGGCGGTGACGCCGAGCGTGTTTTGTGCGGTGATGGCTGTGATGGCCGTCTCGGCATACAGGCGGTGCGCCGTGATGGTCTTGATGTCGGCCTGAATGCCGGCACCACCGCTGGAATCGGATCCTGCGATGGATAGAACGGCGGGTACCTTACTGCGATCCATGTTCGCTCCCTTGATCGGTCGGATTCAAATGGGGCTTCTGTCTGCATTATAAAGTTGCCCGGGCCGGCTGTATGCCGATCCCGGGCGGGCGGTGCAATCTTTACGTAAATGTAAGAAAATGTTCACATGTCAACAATTGGCAGGTGCTGCGGCGAGCCCATAGGCGATCGCGGCGATAAGGCTAGTCCTCCATGCCGAGATCGATCGTCGTACCCTCGAACACCTTGTTGACGGTGCGGACGGCGCACATCTTGCCGCACATGGTGCAGGTGCCCTCGGTGGCAGCGGGGGATTCCTCGTAGCGCTTCTTACCGGTGACCGGGTCGAGAGCGCACTTCCACATGGCGTCCCAGTCGAGCTTGCGGCGTGCCTGGCCCATCTTGTCGTCCATGTCGCGGGCGTGGGGCACCTTTTTGGCGATGTCGGCGGCGTGTGCGGCGATCTTGGTGGCCATGAGGCCGTCGAGCACGTCCTGGGCGTTGGGCAGGCACAGGTGCTCGGCCGGCGTCACGTAGCACAGGAAGTCGGCTCCGGAGCTGGCGGAGATGGCGCCGCCGATGGCGGCGGGGATGTGGTCGTAGCCCACTCCGATATCGGTCACCAGCGGCCCGAGCACATAGAACGGGGCGTTGTGGCACAGGCGCTTCTGCAGTTTCATATTGGCGGCGATCTCGTCGAG